ATTGCAAAGGTTTTCGGTGCAGTTCTGGAAAGCGTGACTATAGAGGAACACGAAAAAAACTAAGAGGCGATCCTTTTAGATATAATCTGATTGCATTGGCTGAGTTGCTTGGCAAAACCATAGGTGAAATAGAGCAAATCAGTCTTTCAGAATATAATGAATGGATCGCTTTCTTTAGGATTAAAGCGGAGCAAAAAAATAATGGCGGTTGAAAAGCTAACTTTTGAGATGAACGCCGTTGGCAATGCTGTTCCGGCGATGAAGAAGGTGCAAGCGCAATTAGGATCGCTTGACCAGACTATGACGCGCACAACCCGTCATATGGCTAATCAAAACAGAGCTATGAAATCTAGCGCTGGTGGTATGCAGCGTATGACTCGAAATATGGGTAGTCTTGGTTTGCAAGTGCAAGACGTTGCCGTTCAAGCTAGTATGGGAACTGATGCCCTACGCATCTTCTCTATGCAGGGTGGTCAAATACTTAGCATATTTGGCCCGCTAGGTATGATTGCGGGTGCTTTGGCTGGTGTTGGCGCTGCTGTCTTGATGGCAAGTGGTGGGCTGGATCGGTTTCGTGGAGTTTTTTCTGATATAACTCCAGCATTAGATAACTTCACAAATACACTTGGCGTTTTATTAATGCAATTTCAGCCTTTAGTAAGCTTTGTCGGCGGTGTTCTTAGTGGTGCTTTCAATATGCTTGGCGGGGTTATTGATTTTGTTTCTGATAATTTAGCTGCATTAACCACAGCGGCGGGAATATTCGTTGCAATACAATTAGGAAACATAGCCTTTAAAGCTGCTAGAAGTTTCGTGAGCCTTGCAAAAGCTGTCTCCGCTACGCAGATTTTGATGAGCGCATTAAATGCTGTCACAAGACGAAATCCTATTATGCTAATTGCAATAGCTGCTGGAGTTGCCGCAGATCAGCTTGGCCTAATCACTAAGGCAATGGATGAATTAAAGGAGAAATTCCCTGAGTTTTTTGATGCTGTTAGCGATGCTGGAAGTGCTACAGCAGCTTTAATTACATCAAGTTATGAAGCACTTAATGCTGCATTGAGAACGCCAGCCACGCTAGACATAGGCGGCAATGCTGAAGATGAATTATCAAAAATAACATCAGCAACGCAAAATGCTATGAGTGCATTGGATCAGATGAAATCAAGGTTAAAAAGTGTCACTGATACTATAGAAAGCAGCATGGAAAATGCATTTATGTCTATGGTTGATGGAACAATGACTGCTAAAGATGCCTTTCGCGTTATGGCGCGTGATATTATAAAAGAGCTTTATAGAATATTTGTCGTCAAGCAAATAACTGGATTTATCACCAGTGCAATTACTGGAGCATTTGCCCCTGCTTCTGCAGCTGGTACGAGAGGAGCAGTTGCGCCACCAGTAGCTCCAAGAGCGATGGGTGGCCCTGTCTCTGGTGGGCGGGCGTATATGGTTGGCGAGCGTGGCCCAGAACTTGTTGTTCCAAGCCGTAATGGTCATGTCATGCCTAACAATCAGCTTGGCGGTGGCACAGTCGTAGTAAATCAGAATATCAATGTTGCCACAGGCGTACAGCAAACAGTACGTGCTGAAGTATTAGGTTTAATGCCGCAGATCGCAGAAGCGTCTAAAGCTGCTGTGTTGGATGCTAGACGGCGCGGCGGTGCATTTGCGGGGTCATTCTAATGGCGATAAGTTATCCTAGACCATTTCTGACGCATACGGGCGTTTCAAGTATTACCATCAGGGCTGTCAATCAGACAGCTATGACGATGTCGCCATTTACATACAAGCAGCAGATCCACACGCATACAGGTAAGCGGTGGGAGGCTGAGGTTCAGCTGCCGCCTCTGAAATATGATGATGCAGAAGATTGGATTGCTTGGCTGCTTAGTTTAAACGGCATGTCTGGCAGCTTTCTTATGGGTGATCCCAATAGAGCAACGCCAAGAGGATCTGCTGCGACAACGGCTGGAACGCCTGTGGTGAATGGAGCTAGTCAAACTGGTTCATCTTTGTCCATTGACGGGCTACCTACGAGCGTTACGGGATACTTAAAGGCTGGCGATTATATTCAGCTAGGCGCAGGTTCTACTGCGACATTATATAAAGTCGTGACTGACGTAGATACTAATTCCTCTGGTGAGGCTACGCTTGATCTGTGGCCTAATATTGTAACTGCACCATCACACAATGCTGTGGTTATTGTCACCAGCGCAACGGGTCGCTGGCGTTTAAACTCTGGTCAGCAAGATTGGTCAATCAACAATGCCAGCATCTATGGTATTACGTTTGCTTGCGTTCAGGTGGTTCCATGAGCCGCAACCTTGCTCAGATCCAGAATATTGTTGAACTGGATGAGATATTTCCGTTTTTCGCTATTGAGCTTTACTTTGATGTGGCGACATTAAACTTTGGCTCAGATACTATATCATCTGGCCCCTTGTATTTTTGGACGGGCTTAGGCGACATTACGATTGGCTCGATAACGTACACTGGCGCTGGTCAATTTCTGCAAATATCTGAGGTCACTGATACAGCCGATTTGAGGGCCGCTGGCGCTACTATTACTATGTCTGGGCTTCCTGTTGATATTATCGCTTTGGCGCTTCAGCAGCCTTATCAGGGGCGCTTGTGTAAGATTAAATTTGGCATGATGAACGCCAATCGCAACAAGACGCTGAATGAAGATGGCGATGCGATACTTTTGTCTGACACGGCTGACGTTGATAGTTCAGAGGGCGATCCAGCTGTGCTTGTGGATCTGTTCATTGGTTACATGGATCAGATGAATATTGCAGAGAATGCTGATAGTGCGACTGTTGTGCTATCTGTGGAAAATAAGCTGATTGACTTGGAAACGCGTAAATCGGAGCGATACACATCTGAGTTTCAGAAGAAGAAATATCGGGCGTTATATCCTAATGCGACTGATACCGATAAGGCTTTTGATTATCTCAATGACTTAGTTAATAAGCCGCTTGATTGGGGTTCTGAATGAGGTTCAATGGCTGGGATATAAGCCTAGCAAAGTTTGTTGGCTCAGTCTTGGAAAAGCCTTTTGCGTGGGGCAGTCACGACTGCGTTACGTTTGCGAATAATGCGGCTATTGCTCAGACTGGCAAGGGCTTTGCTGATGAGTTTATCGGTCGTCATAAAACTGCGCGTGGCGCTTACTTAGCTTATCAAAGATTTCTGCGGAAGTCTGGCTATAACGACTTGATTGAAGGCTTTGATGATAGATTAAGCAGGGTGGAAACAAGCCACCCACCAAGAGGCTGCATTATTGCCAGCCCATCAAAAAAAGATGATGTTTTGCCGTGGGTTTTTGGTGTATCTGTAGGTCGAGACTTCGCATTTGTTGGGAAGAATAAATTGGTGTATTATCCACAAAGCAGCAGCATGATTTATTGGTGGCCTCATGGGTAGTAGAGAAGATAGAGAAAGAATTGGAGGGTCAATTGCGCTTGGCGCTCTTGCCATCATCATTCCGCCAATCGGCGCTGCTATTGCAGCAGGATCAACTACTGCTGCTGCTGCCTCTGCTGGACTTGCTAGCTTAGCTTCCCTTACAACTGCGGCCGGTTTGAAAACTTTAGCCTTTTATTCTGCTCTTGGATACGCTTCGGGAGTAGGCACTAAAGTTGATATGGGGCCAGCATCAGGTGGCTACAGCATTAACGTGAACCCTGTTGGCTCTGCTCTTCCTACTTCTACAGTTTACGGCAGAGCTAGGGTTGGCGGCTCTGTGTTCTATCAAGAGGTGTTGGCTAAGACTAGCTTGACCCGCATGATCGCATTCGCAAACCATGAGATTGAAGAGTTTGAGGAAATATATTTTAACAGTGAAAAAGTAGCTCAAACATCTACAATCGGCAGCTATAAAACCGTTACTGAATTAACGGATGAAGACGGTACATCCAGAATTATTTCAGACGGTTCATTTCGTTACGCAGAGCGTCTAGGCACAAACGATCAGGAATATATTGAAATTATTGGGCCTTCTGGGGGAAGCACAGTCTGGGATGCAGAGCATAGGGCAGTTGGTGTTTCTTATCTTGCTGTTGCTTTTAACTACAGCAGAGATGCTTTCCCTAACGGTGTTCCCGTTGTCAGTGCAACTATTAAGGGCAAGAAGATATATGACCCACGTACTGACACAACTGCTTGGTCAGATAACCCTGCGTTGATATTGCGCGATTACCTGCTGACAAGCGGTGTCGCTACAGATACTGACGAGCTTGATGATACGTTATTGATCGCGGCGGCTAATGTATGCGATGAAACGGTCACGTTAGCGGATGGTTCTACCCAAAAGCGTTACATCTGCAACGCCTCTTTTACATCTGAGGAACAGCCTCAAAACATAATTAAATCAATATCAGACACAATGGCTGGCATGGTCTGGTATCAAAATGGCAAGTGGGGCTGCAAAGCGGCAGCATATACTGCGCCAGTAATGACATTTGACGAAGATGATTTGCGCTCTGGGTTAAGTATTGTGACGCGCAACACGCGCCGCGCAGGATATAACCAAGTCATTGGCTTATTCAAAGGTGATGAAACAAATTGGCAACCTGCCAACTTTCCTGCGATAGAGAGCAACGTGTTTCTTGAGGTGGATAACAACGAAGAAAGCACTCTTGAGCTAGATTTGCCATTTGTGAGCAATGCAGCACAAGCGCAGCGGATTGCTAAGATTTCGCTTTACCGCAACCGCGAGCAGCTAAAGGTTAGTGGATCTTTTGGCATGAGGGCATTGCAGGTTGGCGTGGGTGATATTGTTAATATTACTAACAGCAGGCTTGGCTTTAGCGCAAAGCAGTTTGAGGTTGTTGAATGGACTTTTGGCTTATCTGGCGACATGACGCTAGAGGTGGCGATGGTGTTGCAAGAAATCAGCGCTGCTGTATTCGAGTGGGATGCTGAAGAAAGATCGTTTGAGAGCAATAACACAACACTAGCAAGCCCATTCTTTGTGCCACCAGTGGGCATTGCAACACGCACTGAGACTGCCGTTGTAAATGAAAAAGTGGCAAACAGACTGGTCATCGATGTAACTAGCTCACAGCCAGAGTTGATTGACACGGTTGAGGTCGAAGCCAGATACGAAACTTCTGCCTCGCATGTTAGACAGTTTCTAATTGTTGACGCTATCCTAAGCGCATCTGTTGGGAATGAGCCAGAACAAACCCTGTTTTCAAAAACATTAGGTGAGTTATTTAGTAGCTCTGTGCTAACCGAAAAAGGCGTTTCATCAACTAGAAAGCTGGGCGATATAGACGATGGAGGATCAATAGGTGCTAATGACGCTCTGCAATATTTAAAATATGTAAGCGGCGCACAGTCTGATGCAAATTATCTGAATTACATCACTGATGTTTTGCATGTAGCGCTTATATCCAACGCATTATTCTATCAGAAATATGTCAAATATTCTTTTGATTACACGGGTGAATATACATCACTTGGAAAAGGTGATCTTGGTTTATTTTATATCAATGACATTGCTGATGGGAGATATACGGTTAGAGCAAAGGCGACTAATACTTTAGGTGTTAGCTCACAGTTTTCGCAAGCCACAGGCACATTTATTGCCAACCAAGTCACGGCATATCCAAATGCTATTGCAGACATAACTTTGGATGCTTCTGGTGTGGCCGGTAACTTTAATTGGACGCCATCCGAGGCGAATGATTTAGCTTATTATGTTATTCGTCATAGCAATGCTGGCAGCACTTGGGATACAGCTAGAACAGTTGTCAGTAAGATTGCCAGACCAGCAGACAGCGCCAGTATTAACTTAGAAGCTGGTAAATATATGATTAAGCCTGTCACAAAGTCAGGAGTTCTATCAGATGGCTTTGCTAGTGTGGACGTGTTGGCGGGCAATATCTCAACTGGATTGTCTAGTTCAAGCACCATAACAGAGTCGCCAACTTTTGCTGGTACTAAAAGCGGCGTCACTGCGGGGGTGAGCGGGCAGCTAACTTTAAGCAGCACATCTTTTCCAACGAGTGGTGTTTACACTTTTGCCAGTGACTTTGGGAGAAGCTTTGACAGTCAATTTCATGTTGCGATAACAAGCAATATCTCAAGAGTGGCTTCAGCTACAATAGAGTTTGATAACTTGCCAAGCTTCTTCGATGAACTGTCGGGTGACTTCGATAGCTTTAGTTCTTCAACACAATTTGGCGATGTAGAGGTGGAATATTACATTTCTATCAAGCCAGACGGTGGCTCATTCGGAGCATATCAAAAGTTTAACTCAGGGTATTTTTACGGAAAAGAAGCGCGCTTTCAGGTAAAGTTGATTACAAACTCACCCAATGTAACGCCTTCACTATCTGCCCTATCAGCAACAATAAGGTTCTAAAATGGCAACGCACGATTATGTAATAGATAACCAAACAGCAGCACAGTTTAGAGGTGATCTGAACAATGCACTGTCTGCTATTGTCTCTCAAAATAGTAGCGATACTGAGCCAAGCACCAAATTTGTCAATATGATTTGGTATGATACTCAGAATAACTTGGTAAAGATGCGAAACGAGGATAACGATGCGTGGATTAATCTCTATTATTTAGATCAATCTACTGATGCAATTCATCTTTTAGATGACACTTCTGTTGTAAATACTTCTGGCGTAGAGCAGGGCATTTTAGGCGATCAAGCTAATGGAACATGGACTGCTGGCACTGGCACACTTGAAAGCCTTGTGTCGCCCGCGAAGATAAAGTTGGCGGTTGAAGCATTAAGCGGCGCATTTTCGACTAGCAATAAGACGTTTAATCATCCCTCCGGGATGCAGTTAAGATTTGGCACGTTTAGCAGTACATCGGATTCTTCTCAGTCTTTCAACTTCACCACAGCTTTTTCAACTGCCTGTTTGGTGGTTATAACAAGTGTAGGCGGTTCTATTTCTGTTAAATCCACAACAGGGTTCACATTTAACAGGCTGGATAATTACGGCAACGAAACAGTCGATTACATAGCGCTAGGGCATTGAGGATAATAAAAAATGGCTGATAAGAAGATTTCAGAATTAACTGCCCTTACAGGGGCTGACACCGCCACAGACGATCAGTTGGTTATCGTAGATACCTCTGCTGGCCTTACCAAAAGCATTACTGTTGCTGAGTTCCAGAACGCCTTAGATGGCTCTACTGGCTTTGTCAGGATTACTGGCGATACTATGACGGGTAACCTAAGCATGGGTGATAACGTCAAAGCCATCTTTGGCGCTGGGTCTGACCTAGAAATAACCAGCGATGGTACAAATGGAGTAATTCGGCAAAATGATAACAGTGGTGCGTTGTACATCCAAGCGGATAACTTTGTCCAATTTGGTGAGGTTAATAATGCTAACCCCATGCTTAAAGCAATCAAAGATGGTGCAGTTGAATTATATTTTGACTATACCTCTCATAACTCGCCAAAACTCGCCACCACCAGCACAGGCGTAGACATCACGGGTACTTTGACCAGCGATGGGCTGACTGTGGATGGGGATGCTGTATTTACGACAGGTGATACCATTAGACTTAACACGTCTGACGGTTCTGATAATGGAGTTTTGGCAGTAGCTGGTGGCGGTGGAAATAGTGATGCCAGAGGTGCTAAGGTTAGATTTTACGGAAATGAACATGCTTCATTAGGTGGGGTTGTAGACCTTGCCGCAGGTAATGTTGCAGGCGGTCATATCTATAATTACACAAATGCAAAACTACGTCAGAAAATAGACTACAACGGCGACATCATCTTTTATGAGGACACTGGCAGCACGGCAAAAATGGTGTGGAAGGCTTCTGATGAACGGTTGGGCATTGGGACCGACAGTCCAAAGCGTCATATCCATCTAAACGGTGGTAACGAGAGTACAAAAATCCAAATTACAAACCAAACCACTGGCTCTGCATCAGATGGTGATGGGTTTCAAATCGGTATCGCCACTGATGGAACAGCAAATCTAGAGCAGCGTGAAAATGCTGCAATGAAATTTAGCACTAACAATGATTTGAAGATGACCATCGATAGTGATGGCAACGTAGGAATTGGAGCTGCGCCAAACGTCTACACTGGCTATACCTCATTAACACTCAATCACGCCACAAACGGTGGTATTTTTGACCTTGAACTCAATGGTACGGTAACTGGAGAACTTTTTGTAAACTCTAGTGGCTTTCATTTATACGCCCCTACTTCAGATGATGACATTACTTTTAGAGGTAATGATGGCGGCAGTGGTCAATTCACCGCCTTGACACTTGATATGTCACAGGCAGGCGAAGCTGACTTTAACAGTGCAATAAAAGTAAGTAATCAGATAGTAGCACATCAAACCAACAAAGGTGTTTTAGAATATAATAGTAATATTACACGGCTTAGGTCTTATGGTGCATCTGCTGGAACAGGAGAATTAAGATTTCAAACAGGTGGCGGTGGTGGTCAACCTGACAGTTTAGCCATGATTATCGACAGCACTGGCAATTTGGGGATTGGGGTAACAACTGCTGGTAGAAGACTAACAGTTAAATCTAACATATCCGCAACTGTTGCTAATTTTGAAAGCACCTCTTCTGTATCTGGTTTAGTTAGTTTTAGTGATTCAAACACAACTAATGATGAAACTGTTAGGGTTGGTGCAGCAGGAGATAATTTAGTTCTCCAAGCTGGTGGCGCAGAAGCCATGCGCATCGAAAGCAGCGGTAATGTAATCGTAAACGATAGGCTCCTAGTCAACGGTGCAACGTCCAACGCTCAACTGTCTGTTTTGGGTGATGCTTCCCTTAGAGCGCAGAATGTTCAAGTTGCCGTAAATGGTCACACGGCTGTTGGTTTTTTCAACGCATCTGGCACAGAAGTTGGAGGCATAAGCATTTCGGCAAGTGGTGCGGCTATAAACCTTGGCGGCACCGCTGCGGCTAATACGCTGGATGACTATGAGGAGGGGACTTTTACGCCTCAAGTTGGAGGTCTGGATTGCACTGGCTCTGCAACCTATATTAAAATAGGTGAATTTGTTAATATAAATATAGATATTACAGCAGCAGGTGGCATATCGGCGACCAATCAGATTACTAATCTCCCATTTACAGTAAAGACTGGTTATAATTCAGCTTTTGCGGTTGGATATACTAATAGTGGAATTCAGGGGGGATATTTTGATGCAGGTTCTGCTGTTATGAAATGCATCGTCGCAGGTAATACCGCATCAGATAATATTAATGCGGGAGAACGTCTAATTATATTTGGAACATATCGTGCGTAATAACCAACCCTGTTGGATCACAGGGTAGTCAGTCCAAGCATAGGAGATAAAAATGCTTACAGAAGAAACGGTAGAAGATAAAATAGAGATAGTGTCTGAGCATAAATTTGTTCAGGTGCGTACAGCCACGGTCATCAAGCGTGACGGTGTAGAGATCAGCCGATCATTCCATCGCCATGTAGTCGCACCAGATGCAGACATCACAGGTGAAAGCACAGAGGTACAAGCCATTTGTGCAGCAGTACATACAGATGCCGTTAAGACAGCTTATGAGGCACACTTAGCAGCACAGGAGACATAACATGGCTGTAGTATATACTTGGACTATTCCAACACTGGAACACAAAACCGCTGACGGTGGCGTTTACATTGCTCACTGGCGCTGCACAGGCGTTGATGACGATGGCAACTCAGCAGGCTCATATGGCACCTGTAGCTTAACTTACGATGCCTCTGCTTCTGACTTTACACCGTATGCAGATATTACTGAGGCTCAAGCTCAAGGCTGGGTCTGGGGTCATGTATCAAAGGATGATACTGAAGCTGCTATTGCTGCTAAGATAGATGCGATAGCTAATCCAACGTCTGCAAGCGGGGTTCCGTGGGCAGCATAACTTGAAAGGAGATCAACGTGACTGAAGAGAAAAAGGTCATTATTGATGATGTGGAATATCTGGAAAGTGAACTTAGCGATGATGCTAAAATATTAATTAACCATCTAGCTCGAATGGATGGTAAAGTTAATGCAGCTAAGTTTAACCTAATAGAGATACAAAGGGGGCGTGATGCTTTCTTTGCTGATCTAAAGGCAGAATTGGAAGGCCAAGACTAATGGAAATGGATGCACTGTGGAGCATTGCCCTAACTGCTGGTTTAGGCTTAATGGGATGGCTGCTTCGCAGTGCATACGCTGAAGTTCAGCGCATTAGCATATTGCTAAACAAAACCCGCGAAGAAATGGCGCGGGAATATGTCACAAAAACTGATAGCTCTACTGTAATGAGCCAAATCGTGGCGCGATTTGATCGCATAGAAGAAAAAATAGATAGGTTGATGGAAAGATGATCTGTGCGCTGGCCGGTATAGCGGTTGGCGTTATCGTAGAGGGTCACGTTCTGTATAACGCTTGTATCTACAGATGCCCAACCGGATTTTATTATCACTACCCATATGTTATAAGAATACCGTATAACTTTAAGTGTCCATCGATAGCAAAGGTGGGCAAAGGTGCCTGATGATAGACCCCGCAACTGCAATTATGGCCGCTGGCGCTGCGTTTAATGCAATCCGAAAGGGATGCCAGATCGGACGTGATTTGGAGGGCATGGCTGGCGATTTGGGGCGCTGGTCAAAGGCTATCTCAGACTTCGATTTTGCTGCGAAGCGCGTGGAAAACCCTAAGTGGTATCAAAGCTTCGGCAATGTTGAGCAGCAAGCAATGGAATTGTTTGTGCAGAAGAAGCAGCGCGAGAATATGCGTGATGATCTGCGTAAGATGATAAGTCAAACGCTTGGCCCATCAGCTTGGCAAGAGCTAATCAGGATGGAAAACGAAATACGCCAAAAGCAAAAGGAGCATCAATATAAACGCATAGAGCGCAAGGACACGATCATCGCTTGGTGCGCAGGGTTATTGCTGTTTATGCTCTGCGTTGGCGCTCTGTTTGGCTTTGTCTGGGTGGCAGTTAGAAGGTAATATAAACATAGAGGTGTAAGATGGAAAAGATACTTGCTTGGAAGATCATGCCGCGTCTGATGATGCTGGTTATGACGGTGATGTATATACGCTGTATCGAATGGGCGTTAAGCCAGCCAGATTTATCAACGCAACAAGCTGGCCTAATATCAGTTGTCACGGGGGCCATGAGTGGAGCTTTTGCCATATGGCTGGGGTCTGAGAAATGATACAAGCATTTATAGGACCAATAGCAAATCTTGCTGGATCATGGCTGCAAGGCAAGGCTGATAGCAATGCAGCAGCTGCTAAGCTAAAGCTGACTGAGGCAGAGGC